CATCTTGCGTGACGGTGAAACGCGGGGCGGCCTGCATGATCACAGCGTCTGCGCCCCGCTAACGGCCGGCTGCTCTTGAAGAATAGGCTCTTCAGTTGCCGGCGAAACAAACTCATCGCGTTCAGCATCGTAGGTATACCCTATGCCCGCATAGCGGCCCCGGAACGATGCGTTGTACGAGGTCTGCTTCCAGTTGGTGCCGGGAAACAGAGAGTTCATGAACTCCACGCCCACAGGTTCGCTTTCGGGGAATGGCAGGTTACCCAGTGCGTCGTTGCTGACAACAAGCACTTCAAGGACCACGTTGTTTTCATCAAGTTTTGCAAAGTGCGCCATGATCTTTAGAACGTGATTGAGCCGGAGCCGGTCCAACGGTAAATTTTAAATCCACCAGTAGTTGTGAAAGAAGGAGACCCGGTGGTCGAGGTTGCGTCTGCAAATGTGTCTGCGTAACGAATGATTACAACTCCAGAGCCGCCGGTGCCACCACCATCGGGGAAAGTGTTTTCACCAGCACCGCCACCACCACCGCCAGTATTTGCAGTTCCGTTACCGCCGTTACCGGGGGTGCCCGCAGTGCCACCAGTGCCACCGCCGCCTGCGCCGCCAGAACCGTTCGTTGCGTTTCTATACCGGCCACCGCCTCCGCCGCCAGCGTAAGTTACAGACGAACCGCTGATGCTTGAAGCAGAGCCATTACCACCGTTGCCAGCTTGCGTTGCACCAGCACTGGCTCCACCTGCGCTTGCGCCGCCACCACCGCCACCGTTCCTTCTATCGGCACAGACATCCTCAAAACCGTTGCCTCCGCCGTTTCCTTGGCCAGCAGTTCCGCCCGCGCCAGAACCGTTTCCACCCGACTTTCCGCCACCGCCACCACCAGAGCCGCCTGTAGCCGCCGCGCTTGCTTCCCCGCCGCCAGTACCACCACCAGTAGCTGTTATGGAACTGAAAACAGAGTTACTTCCGCTGGTTCTGTTTGGGCCGCCACCGCCAACAGTAACGGTAATAGCGGAGCCTGCCGTAACCGCAAAACCAGAAGCCGTACGAAAACCACCGGCTCCACCACCGCCACCGCCGTTACCACCGCCACCGCCACCGCCACCAGCGACGACAAGATATTCAACGGTGGATGGGGCTAAAGGCCCCCCACCAGCACCTGCCAACGCATTATGGATACCGGCCATTACGTCAGGCCCCCGCCAGAGATGACAGCTTCGGTTGCGGAGATAAACACCACCGTCACAAGACCCCGCTGAGCCAACGTGCGGTTACCCGTGTTAGCAGTGCCGACCTGACGCAGCGTCAGGCTACCACCTTGCGTGATGGTGATGTTGCTGCCGCTGTTGTTGTAGATCGTGACTACATCATTTGCGGCAAATACGTTGGCGGGCACCGTCACACCAGCCGTCACGGATACCAGAGTGCCGCGATCCCCAATAACCAAAGTTCCTCCACCGCTGGCGGTGGACTGGGTCAAAAGAGAACGCAACTGATCCACAAACGCAGTGGTCGCAATCGTGGTAGTCGCTGTTTTTGCGGCCTGTGTAACCGCCAAAATGCCCGTGGGGATTGTTCCGGTTGAAAGATTAGACGCGTTCAGGTTGGTGAGGTTAGAGCCATTGCCGGAAGACGGCGTACCCAAAGCCCCGCCAGAGATATACAAAGTACCGGTCTGATCCGGCAGCGTCACCGTTTGATCGGAGTTTGTATTGGGCGAGGTGAGGGTCACCGTGCCCGCGCCAAGCGCGTTTCCTGTAAATGCAATGCGGCTCATATGTATTCCTTAGACAATAACCCAGCGCCCGCCAGATGCCACCGTTACCGTTACGCCAGAATCCACAAGAAGAGGTCCTGTGCTGGAGGCGTTGTTTCCAGAGGCAATAGTGTAGGAGGCGGTCACCGTTGCGGTGTTCACAAAAATACCGTTGCTGGCCGTCACTGCGCTGGATTGCATGTCGCCCGTGCTGGGCTTGTACAGCAGCTTGGCGTTGCTGGTGAAGATTGTCGTCGGGGTGCCCGTCGTAGCGTTGGCAAACAGCGGGAAGACGTTCGTCGCCGTGCTGGTATCGTTGGAGATCGAGGCCGGAGCGCTCACCGTCCCCCACGAAGTGTTCGACCCATCCGTCGTCAGGTACTTGCCCGACTGGGAGGTCTGGCTGGGGACCAAGGCGTTAAATGCGGCGTTGGCCGTCGTCTGCCCCGTACCGCCCGCAGCAATAGGCAAGGTCCCCGCCGTCAGGGCCGAGGAACTCGTGGAGAACAGGGCGTTATTAGCACCCGTGAAAGTCGTCAGCCCCGTGCCGCCAGCCGCAGAAGGCAGAGTACCCGCAGTCAGGGTCGTAGACCCGGTGGAAAACAGCGCGTTATTGGCCCCGGTGAATGTCGTCAGGCCCGTGCCACCGTAGGCTGGCTGGATGGTGCCGCCCTGCCAAGTGCCACCTGAGACAACCGCAGAGCCAAGATTGAATGCGTTGGTGCCAAACGTCACACCCTCCGGCAGATAGGCGTGAAGGTCCCAAGTACCCCCAACCGTGGCGTTGGCTGTTAAAAACACCGCGCCTGCACCGCCAGAGGCAATCGTACCAATCGTGGCACTGGCGTAGTCCGTAATGGTCAGGTTGCCCGTGGCGATGTTGTTGAACACAAACGCCACACCCGTTGTCAGCGTGGTGGCATCGGGCAACGCATACGTCTGCCCACCCGTCCCAACAAGGGTGTGGATGTAGCTGGACGCGGCAGTTAGCGCCGTCGTCCCACCAGCCGCAGTGGTAGTGGTGTTGGCTTGATTGACCCGGTTGACCGTGATGTTGGAGTTGGAATCCCGCAGCACCACCGAGTTGGCCCCGGAGGACGAAGTAACCCCCGTGCCGCCATACGCCACAGCAATGGTCGATCCCTGCCATGTGCCCGAGGCCACAGTCCCCAGCGCAGAGACGTTGCCGCTCTCATTGAGGTTGACCGACCGGCCAGACGGGTAAGTGACAAAGACACTGACCGCGCCCGAGAAGGTGACCGCACTGCCCGTATTGCTGGACGCGTAGATGGTCGTACGCGTGAGGGTCGGCCCCGTGGTGGAGTACGTGCCAAGGCCCACCTCCCACTGGCCGGTCGTATCTGTGGCCGAGTAGTAGGTGGTGTTGGTGTCGCCAATGACCGCGAACGTCTGAAAGCCCGCAACCGCGCCGGTCAGCGTAAAGCTTACAGTGGTGTTCGCCGTGGCCGATTCTTGGACACGGTTTGCAAGAACCAGAGCCATTTAAGACTCCTTATTAGGACGTTGCGGTCGTGCTGTAGGTAACGCTAACAGTGTCGCCCGCCGTGGTGACCTTGGCCGTACCGAAAGCACCTGCGCTGTACAGCGTGCCCGAGGTGTTGCCTTGAGTCGAAGATGCGCCAGAGCCGGTCACCAAGAAGCAGCCCCCCACCGTGCCACCGCCACCCGTGATGGTGTAGGTGATGGCCGTAGCAGTCTTGGTCGTCACGTTAGTCGGGGTCGTGCCGGTCGAGGTGGCAGAGCCAAACACCGCCGTACCACGCACAGCCGAGCCGCCAACGGTGTAGTTGGTGAACTCAGTCCACGACTTGGAGGACAGCGTGTCCGACGCGGCGAAGGTCAAGCCCGTGCCAGAGATCAGACCGAGGAACGGACCCACCGTGGTGTAGGAGGTGCCCGACAGCAGGGTGTCCAGCATCAGCTCCTTGCCCACGGCGTTGACCAAGTTGGGGAAACCTTCTTCCCACTTGATGTTGCCATCAGCGTCACGGCAGACCACATGGTAGTGGCCTTCAATGCCAACAGACTCAGCGCCCACGACATTGGACTGCATGGTCACCTCTGCATGGTCACCAAAGTTAGAGAGTTCTTTTTGCATGATTGATCCTTAAACAAGGCGGATGAGAGCAGAGGTGCTGGTGTTAGCGGGCATCTGCACGGTGAAAGAAGTGGTCGAGGTCTTGTCAGACCCAAAGTCCAGAACGCAGACAGCACCGTTGTCGCCCGGGGTGTAGATCAACGCGCCACGCGCCGTGATCGCGCCAGTCCACGCGGGGGACGAGAAGTTAATGTACGTCGTGCTGCCACCAGCGTTATTTGCCTCACTGGCAATCGTGGCCGTCACAACATTACCGCCTGCAACATAGTTGCCGCCCGTCGCCTCACCCGCCGTGGTGTATGCCGTCGTCGTGGAGTCCAGCGTAGCCGCGTTGGTGTACAGCGCCAGATAAAACGTGTCCGTGGCGAAGTTAATCGTCCCGTTGGCGAGGCCCGAGCGCAGCGTGTTGCAGGAGAAGTTTCCAGCAAAAGCCATTACCGGACTCCGTTATTCTGCGGCAAAGGAGCCTGCCGATATTGACCACTGCGGTACGCATCGCTGCGCTCCAGACCATCACCCAGACGCGAGGCCAGTGCCAGAGCTTCTTTGTACTTGCCGTCGTACAGCGCCATCATGTCGGTCTCACCCTTCATGAACGTGTATGCCTCAACCAGAGAGCCGTACAGGAGCACTGTCTCAAAGTTATCACCCAGCCAAGTCTGACCGTCCGCAGCCACCGAGATGGACTCCGGATAGTAGTAATAGTGCAGCTCGACGTTGTACGCCGCATCGGGCGTCGGGCCGAGGATGAAGCTCAGTTCATCAGAGATCGTTGCACCAGATACCGTCGGGCCAAACAGCGCGTAGTATTTGGGGATGCCCGTGTCACTTGTCGGGTTCGGGTACGCCTGTCGGATGAAGTTCACATCCTTGTTCAGCAAGTACTCGTAGTTCCCCAACGCATCAATAACGGCCATCGAGTACACCGACAAGAAGTCAGTGGGGCATGACAGGTATTTATTGTTGGCAGACGCGGAACCCGTGACGTTCTTGCGCAGCGACGGGAACTGCACCGTGTTGTAGATGCGCTGCTCGGCCTGCTGCACGAACAACGGAATGTTCGCAACAAAGTCCTGCTCGAAGTTCTGCGTGTAATCGCAGATTGCAGCGGTCAACTGGGTGTAGTTCATGCCGTTTTTAGGCCATCGGGCCGCGAGCCATCACGCCTTTGGTAGCCGCGCCAGTGCCACGGATTTTGATACCCGAGGTTTTGGTTGCCGGATACGGATTGCTGCGATGGTTAGCCAGCGACTGGTTTTGTTTCAGCGCTTCTTTGACAGGCATCTGCCCCACAACGGGGGACTTCACGGTGGTGATCTTGCCGGACATATCAGGCTCCTTTGCGACCGGGGCTGCGCTGGTTCATGACCTTGGCCATGTTGCGCCCGTACTTGAGCATGTCGGCGTTGGTCTTGCCGCCAGCCTTCAGCTTGGTCGGGGCCTTGCCCGGGTGCATATTCTTCTCGTGCTTGCGCACAGCGGTTTTCGCGTCCATGTTCACTCCTTACGTCGTGGATACTGATACTGTACCCAATTGCACAGATAAAACCAAGTTATTCGGTGTCAGCGCAGCATCAAAAAAGCTGCTGCCTCCCACTGGATTCCAGCCCCA